CTGAATAGGGACATTGAGTAGATTAGCATCAATTCGCTCTGCAATTTTCTCCTCAGCCATTTCAAGCGTGATGTATAATACGTTCTTCCCTCCCAAGAGTGCGGAAGATGCAACATGGCACATAAACAAACTCTTGCCGACACCAGTGCCAGCGAGAGCAATGTTAAGCGTTTTATTCGGGAGGCCGCCTTTCGTAATCTTGTTGAAATACTCAAGGTCGAACGGGATGAGGTCTTCTTTTTTATGGTACGCTTCGTATCTTTGCTCATAATCAATCAGGTAATCATGACCGATGTTTGTATCAAAAGAAACTGCCAGAGCATCTGACAGAATAGATGGAATCGCATCACGATTCTTTTTATCATCCTGCCCATCAGCGATGGAAATTGATTCCATCAAGGCAAGATAAATTGCACGGTCTCGACACCACTTTTCAGTAGAATCCAATAACCATTGGGGATCTACTGGAGAGTCATTAAAAGAATTGCAGATATCTCTCGTATCTTTAACTTCACTCTCGTTTAGATCTGTCCTATTTTCAACCTCAATATTTAATGCTTCGGATGTAATGGCAGAGCCATACTTCACAATGAAACGAGTAATCTCCTCAAAGATTACTTTTTCAGATCTACTATCAAAATAATCAGGTTCGATAAATGGGATGACCTTACGAGAATACTCTTCATTGTGAATAAGATTTCTAAGAATTGTAGTCTCGATTCGTTCCATCATTTATAATGTAAATAAGTGCTTAGTAGATATTTTGTTCCACTAATAGGTGGATTGCCTTTATGTGGGAACATCCATAGTGGAGGAAAGATAACCAGAGTTCCTTTCTTTGGTTTAATAATCAAATCATCAAACTCTGTCTCACCACCTTCATCAACATCATTCAAATACCAGAAGAAAGATAAAAATCTTCTGGCAGTTTGATAGTTCTGGACATCAACATGAGTATCAAAACGATCCTCACCTCCAGTATTATACCTCTTTATGCGAAATTCTTCAAATGCATGAGAGTCTGGAAATACATCTCTATGAACATGTTTATAATATCCATTTCTGTGCTTAAAGACAGTTTGAATAAGTTTATTATGAATATCCTCTTTTTCTTCTCTATTTTTAGTTAAATTTAATTGAGTAAAATTAGGTGTCCCATTGTTATTGAGAGTTTCATGTTTTTCTGGGTTTGACTCAAAAAAAGAAATTAAATCATCACAAACTTTATTTGAAATAGAATTTGGTATTACTGAAATAAGATCATTTAAATTAACCATAACTAAATTCTTTATTTGCGATTTCGTCAAGCTTCTCCATTACTTCTGGAGTAAAATATGTTTCAGGATCTTTCAAAATTGCCTTAGCATAGACTTTCTTAGTCTCACCATCAACAGTCATTTCATAACGACCTGCCACATTTTTCCAGAGACCACCAATCTCTCCCAGTTCAAGAAGACCATAATATTCTTGCTGAGATAGATGATTGTAGAAGCAGCATACTTGAGTCCACTGCCTCCACCCATTTCTTTTGTAGGGACATAAGCACCAATGACATCGTAAGTGTGATTTGTAACGATCATGGGAATGTTAGCTTGACCCAACTTGAGAGTGAGCATACGGAACGCACCTTTGACCAGTTGGGATTTAGTCATGTCCCGAACCTGTTTGTCATTAAGTGCGTCAGTAATCTCCTTCTCTGTGGAAAGCATCCCCAAAGAGTCTAGCACAAACATACAAGGTTTGCGATCCTCTTCGGATTTCTTAAGGTATATATCAACTGCCTTCAGTGCTTTAGTTCTAAACTCCTCAATTGTAACAACATTTACAACAACCAGACGATCTAAGTCAATACCGCGACTTGCGATAAGAGTCTTGTTAACAGCAGCTTCAGTGTCAAAATATAGACAATACCCATCAGGATTAGCATCAAGAAAATTCTTGACGACCGCAAGGCTGAAAAAAGTTTTTCCAGTGCTAGACTCGCCAGCAATGGCAGTAATCTTATTCCCAGATACACCACCAAATATAGACCCTGAAACAAGTCCGTTAAAAATGTACGAACCCGTGTCCACATATTGTTCTGTTTCGTCGATGTCTGCGGCGAGTTTTGTGTAGTCATCTCCGATCTCTTTTACAATCTCTTTTAAAAAATCCATTACAATACAAATCCAAATTGTTGTGCAGCAAGTTCTTTATAATCTTCAGGATTAGTCTTACGAAGATCTTTAATATTATTTAATTTTTGATAGAGAGCAATGTCTCCACCAAGACGAAGAGCACTCACAATTGTGTCAAGCTCTTTATCATTAATAGGTAATTCCATTAGGAAAAGAATAGTTCTAGGTTTACAGTTTTTTCTACATTCCAACCAATCGCATCAAGGATTGCCTTCAATGGTTCAAGAAATGACTTTTCAAATTGTAGGTCATAATCAATATACTTGTCAATACCAAGCTCTTTAGGAAAATCTTGAATAAAAGAAATCACATTCTCATGGATAATATTTGGTTTCTTTAAATAGCAAAACTTGATCTTCTCACCATTTTGAATAAGAGAATACTTATGAGTAAGTTTCTTTTCTTTGATATAGTGATTAAACAACAATGCTCCACGACAGTGAATCGGAGTTCCTTTAGTATAGATGTCAGAAGTAGATTTATACTTTTGAACATCAGAAACTGAACGTGGAAAAGATACTTGTTCTGGAGGAAGAGTTTTAAATTCCTTCCTAGACTTTTCAATAAAGTCAATCATATCATCTTCAGTTCCAGTCATCAAAATTTTAAATGCATCCTTAAGCATCTTACGGCATGGAGCTGGTGTAGATGACTTCACAGACTCAATGCCCATAACTTTCAGTTTAGGATCTGTATATTGAACACCCTCACTATTCCACACATTCAAAATATATCGCTTCTTCGCAGTCCAAATACCACGATCAGCAATATTCTCACGTTTCATTTGCATTTTTTGTTCATATGCCGAAACGTAATCCGCAAGGTTCTGATAAGATTGTTCGATGAATGGTTCCAACTTATCTTGACAGATCTTATCAAGTAACGAAACAACTGCTGTTTTATCGTCAGACTTACTACTAAGAAATTTAGTAACAAGAGGTCCCATATTAAGGTAGATTGAATCAGTGTCAGATGCGATGACATAATCCTCGCCTTCGGTTTGCAAAATCTTATTTAGATATGCATTCACTTTACCCTCAATCCAACGGATAGAGACTTGACCAGAAAGCGTAATCGCTTCCGCATTGGCCAGTTTGTAATAACGGAAATACTGATTACCGATAGCACCATAAGCAGAGTTGAGTGAAATCTTCTTAGCCATCTGGATATTGTTGCAACGTGCAATCTCCTTCTCCAGTGCCTTAGTAGGAGTCTTCTCATACTCTTGCTTTGCTTGTAGCATCCTCTTCTTAAAGATGACACGATCGCCATACATCTTCTCCATCAATTCAGGAAGAAATCCTTTTGTGTCTTTACGGAACATAGCTCCGTTCGCACAAACAGCATAATCCTTATACATTTCAAAGGTTACTTCTTCATTAAGTATCTTATCAACTGTGACCGTTGGGTGTCGTTCATCAAGTAATGTCTCTGGGGAAATATTATATTGCATAATAAGATGAGGATACAGACTATTAAGGTCAAAACTGACCACCCAATCATACTTTCCCGGAATCGGTTCCTTGACATATGCGCCTGCATATTTTTCGTTTTTATCAGAACGAATCTTGGGAGGAATAACGATGTCTCGTTTCTTAAGGTAGTTGTAGATGATATTATCCCACATGCGAACCTGATAGAACACATCAGCATAGTTAACCTTGGCATCATATGCCATGGTCAGTGCCAGTTCAATCAGTTTCATCTTGTCTTCCAAACGGTCAACAAGTTCTACGTCAACAATGTTATATTCGATAAACTTCTGCCACCCTTTAGTATAGAAATCTTTAAAGGTGTCAAACTCAGAGTGGTCCAGCTTTTTCTGTCCCAGTTCCACTTCAGCTATGTAGTCAAGGCGATATGATTCCTGTGCTTTGTATGTAAACTTTTTATATAAGTCAAGATAATCAAGTTGAGTTACACCACCAACATCGAAAGTAGTATGTTTACGTCCCTTGATATATGCCTCTCCTTCACTAACAAGGCCCCATGGGGAAAAACGTTTCATCAGTTTCTCACCCAATACACGATTGAGTCGTTTGCAGATATATGGAATATCATACAGTTGAATGTTCCAACCAGTAATCACATCAGGAACATCAACCATCCAATAGTTGATAAAGTTACTGAGAAGTTCATACTCACTATGACAATTATAATAAGTTACATTGTCTTGCTTATTGGCAAAAGGTTTAACTCCCCAAGTTGTAATCTTTTTTGTAGTATAGTCTTGAATTGTAATAGCAAGAATTTCTTCAGAACAAGATTCAACATCAGGGAAACCTTGCTCTGAAGCTACCTCAATATCAAGGGTTACAAGTTTAATTTTACTAATATCAAACTTAATTTCATCCTCAGGATATTTCTCAGAAATATATTGATAGATGTATCGATCATTTCCATAGATCTCAAACCCATCTACTTCATCATACTTTTTGTAGAACTCACGACAATCCCGAACCGTGCCAGGATGCACTTCATCTACGGGTTCTCCATTTAATGTTCGATACTTGGTTTGCTTTTTAGATTTTACAAATAGTGTAGGGAAGAATTCATCCCTATGTTCATATCGTTTACCATTTTCAACTCCCCGAACGAGGAACTGATTACCAATCAACTGAACATTAGTGTAGAAACGCATTACTTAATAAGGTCTTGATATTTTATGAGTAGAATTGAAGTTGGGTCTGCAAGAGTCAGGATCTTGTCAGAACTCATCATAAAAGTATTTTCTCTAGTATAGTTTGAGAGAAATGGTTCCAAAGTTTTATCTTTGGTAACAACATATGGTTCCACTAACTTACAATCAGGTTCACCAATATCTGCTCCAACTTCCTCAATCTGACTGATCAGAATCTGATTGTTCATCAACACTAAAACTTTGATTGTCTTTTCCATAATCGATTACGTCTTTGATATACATTTCTTTTAGATTGGCATTTGGTTCAACCATAGTTACAAGCCAATCTGAGGGAATTGGAATTTTTTCTTCGGCCGTGAGAGGCATCCAAGGATAAAGTGAAACATCAATCCCTAGATTATCATCAGCATCCATAGTCGGTTTAATCAATTTAACCACACAAGGTTTTGTGAGGTAATAACCAACTACACGAAGATCTTCACCTTCACCAACTGCCATTTCACTGACATCACTGATGATATCTTCACCAGATTTTAAAAGTGCAAGTTTGATTGTCATAGTACTCTTTGTCCTCCATACATTTTAGCAATAAAAAAGAGGGGCGTCAACTGGATTTTGCCAGTTACCCCTCCGTCTGCGACGACGATATTCAGTTTTATTTATTCAATACTCAATAAGGAAGAAATAATTCCTCTTTTTCCGTTTTTGGTGTTAGTTTGTATGCTCCGATTGCTGATGCCGTGAGAACTGAGAAGAGTGCGAATAGTGCCATTATGGTGTTGTAAAATCGTAGGTATTTATACTGGGGGGACTATTAGGGGAATGCGCTCCCAAGGGTGCTATTGAAAAAAAGAGTCATTGCGGTGCCAATAGTAAGAGTGGCGGCTGTGAGATTCATAAGTCGTCCTCCATGGTACATAATTATATAGCAAAAAGTGTATCATAGTGATACACTTTTGTATCAACGGCAGCAAAAATCGGTCAGCAAATCAGAACCAATCCACTCTTTTATGATGATCTGGAACAATTCTACCGAGTGTGATACTCAGCAACCCATCCTCAAAGCTAACTGATCTAACTTCCGTCTCGTCACTGAGGGTCCATGATCTAGTGAAAGATCTTTGAGCCACTCCTCTATGGACGTATTCTGTTCCAGTTTCTCCATCTTCTCGTTGTCCTTCGACAAAGAGTTTTCCGTCTTGTGTGTAGACATTTACTTGTTTCTTTTTAAATCCAGCAAGTGCTAGTTCCAGTCTAGACTCTACGTTACTGACTGTCACTAGGTTGTATGGCGGATACGAAGCAGTTGTTTCGTGAAGGTCAAACACCCTGCTAAGGTATTCCTCCATACCAATACTGTTCCTATTTATCTTATCAAGCAACTTTGGTAAATCGGCTGCATGAAACTTCTGTAGGTTTCCCATTTGTACTTCTCCTTAAAAAGCGAGATTTGATTGTGTGGACCCCGAAGGCATCCGTACATATTTATAACACAAACATAAAAAAAGAGGTATGGGGTAAACCACACCTCTTGTAAGTTCCGACTTTTGAAGCGACCGCACGAAAGATCGCAAAATTATTTATGTAGAACTTTCAGAAGATTTACCTTTCTTACCGATATTATACTTCTGCTCCAGAACCCAGTCCGACTTATCCTTGTATGCCAGAACTTTAATCTGATTTAGAGGAGCAATATCCAAAACACTATCTTCATTAACCACAGTGATTAGGCCCCAATCAGAAAGAAGACGTGCAATGCGGTTACGTCTCTGAACATCATTAATGGTCAGGTTAGCATGTTTACCGTCAAGGGCAAACAATTCCTTAAAGTGAACAATAAAGTAACGTCCCTGCTTATGAAGAATATGACAGGATTGATACAGTTTCTTTTCCTTGCGAGATGCAACACCGATTCTGGTCAGCGTTTCACGGACTTTTAAAAAGTCATCTGGTTCATTGAGGAGCACCTCAACCATTTGGTCCTGAGACCACTGTACCGTGGGTTCTACCGTAGTACTCATTTCATTCCTCCAGTATCAAGTCGTTGTTTAATAAAGTTGATTTGTTCTTGTGTCAGGATTTTCAAAGCTTGAGATGCTTTTTCATTACTATAACCATAGTATTGTTTAATACATTCTAAGTCTGTGACCTTATCCTTACGGAGCCAGGGAGAAAATCTCTTCTTTTTCCTCAAACTATTTAGATAAAATGAATATTGCATATCTTTATCTAAGTGATGATACTTATTCATTTCATTTGCAAACATAATACAATCAAGATGCCCAGATAAACATCGATTGATAATATATGGTGGATAGTTTTTCGTGTGTTCTGAAAGATCTTCCTTATTAAAGTTGATCGAATTTAACCAGTCTTTGAGTTCCATTATCTAATAATTTGAATATCATCATCTTCTGTCCAGAGTTCAACCTTGGTCCTGAACCTACCTTCTTGCTTGAGTTTCTCATATCGCTTGGTTGCTTTCTTCTTCCACCAAGCAATAATGTTCTCCAGATAGAACTTGTCCCAGTTAGGGCCACGAACCAACTCATCCTGCTCTTCCATAATCACCTCACGGACATTTGAATATCCGTAATCAGAAATATAAAATCTCTTCTTCTGAGTAAGTCCAAATGCCATATTGATGACACCATTAAACTCTTTCAACTTGTCCTGATCCTGCAGAGAGTTCTTGATGATGGAAATCATCTTAGTCTGCCGTTTCATCTTCTTAGAGGACGCTCTGCTGTCCGTCAGAGGCGTATTGTTGTTCAATAGAGTAAATCGGTCATGGAGACGGTGAAAGACCTCCTCATGAAGCAGAGGAAGGAACTTGCTCTCCGTAAGACCTTTGTATCTCATAAAGGGTTTGAGACCGTCATACTGGGATGCAGACGTTGTAGATCCATAAAGAGAGGTAGTCTCAAACAAAGCAATATCTTTCTCAAAGACTTCATTCAAAGTCTCACGGGCAAAGTGAGAACAGCACAAAAGTGCCAACAGTTTGCCACCAAGATAGTTGTATCCAAATGGTTGTGAAGGGACAATCACAAATCCCATCGCAGCATGACGATTGAATACAGAAAGATTAGGTGCCTTACCCAACCACAGATTTCTAGGCTTTGAATTAATTGTAGGAGAACCAAAGCGAATGAATCCAAGACACCGTTGAGTGTTCTTTTCAAAGATCATCCACCTAAGCTCTCTACCAGGGATATTACTTTCGTTGTTGTGAGAAGAAACTGCTCTCAACAAATTACCATAATGTTCTTGTGGTACTGATTGCTGAAAGCGAGCACCAACAAACCTAATATCAAACTCCATCTCATTAGGATGAATATCTTCATTGAAGAACTCATCCTGGAGTGGAGTAAGTTGATTTGTCTGAGAGATGACTTCTTTTTTTACATAACGAAGGTAATCCTCAATGGAGGAAAAGTTCTTAAAATAATCAATAAATTCATTTGCTGCCCATACAGCATCATCTTCAGATACTATCATTAGAAAGATAATCAGGTCGGTTATAATCACTTTTATGGAGTAAAACTCCATCAACTTTATCTAGCAGATCTAGCACACTTCCATGCATTAGACGATATCCATATCCAACATATAGTTGTCCAAAGAATACTGTAAGTGCCATAAATGCCCAGAAGTAATAATATGTTCTGGATTTCTTTTGTCTTGGGTATTTCATAGTACTAATTTCTTGCTAGGGGTTTTTAAAACAGAAAACATTTCCTGATATTGATCTTCAATTTCTTCTTGAGTCTCAGCCATATAGACAATATATTTCTTAGTAACCTCTAGTGATTCGCCCTTCCCTTTCAGAAGAGGAGACCATGGGGCAAAACCCATTTGACCATTGCCAGCAGGGACAGCAACAATAGGGTTACAGAAAACAATAGAGTCTTCTTTTTCTTCAATCACGTCTGCAACGACATCTTCGCCAGACCACATACGAATTAGTTTAACGTTCATTTTTTTCCTTTTAAAAGATAATTACCAGAAAATTCTTCAACATGCAAATACTCAGGTTCTAGTGGCCATCCACTATCTTTGAGTCTTTCATATCTATCTCTATATTCATTCATCAAATTAGAACATACCTCATGCTCAAGTCCTTCATGAATAAGTTCTTTCTTAAATCTAATACTATAAAGACCTGTTGAACTATCATAGATTGTCATTTGAACTCACACTCCACCATAATTTCGGTTAGACACGCAAGCATATTTATCTCTTGATCCGCAACAAATGCCATTTGATACTGATACTTAGCAAGAGTAAGCACAGCAGCAGGAATACTATTCGGAACCATGGAATCATAACAAGCATCGTAAATACGACGCAATAGAACAGAAGTATCGTTATCCAGGTTATTGACAACCCATTTACGTACTTCAGGAAAGTCTTTCTCCTTAAGTTTTTTAACCAAGTCATTTACTTTTACATCACTAAAGGTTGCAAGAATACCTGTATCAATCTTACCAGAAGATGAGTAACGTTGGCACTCATTAAGAACACGTCTCCAGTCTGGGAAGTGCTTATTGATTAGTTCTACCAGGACCTTGTTATCATATTCAACACCTTCTGTATCCAAGATTTCTTGGATGCGTTTGAAGAATGCTGCTGCAAGTTGGGGTTTGCTTTTGGAATTGGTGGAAAAATCAATACAGGCGCATCGGGAGTGGAGGGGCTCGATGATTTTGTTTTTGAAGTTGCAGGTGAAGATAAATCTGCAGTTGCCAGAAAACTCCTCAGTAAACGCCCTAAGTAGGAGTTGTACGTCGTTTGTTGTGTTATCAGCCTCATCGATGATGATGACTTTGTGTTTACCAGTTGCTTGAAGTGATACGGTCGAAGCGAAATTTTTTGCAGTATTTCTGACCGTATCAAGGAAGCGTCCCTCATCGGATCCATTGATGACATAAACATCTACTCCAAGTTGATTACAAAGTGCTTTTGCTACTGTAGTCTTTCCACACCCTGCAGGTCCAGCAAGAAGTAGATTCGGCACTTCACCTTTATCTAGGAAGTCTTGGAAGGTCTTCTTAATATTTGTTGGTAAAATGCATTCTTCAATTGTTTTGGGTCGATATTTTTCAACCCAAAGAAATTCATCACGACTCATAATTATACCCAATCAGGTTTTCGTTCAGGGATACGAAGATAATTATCGCACACCCAAGGTTTAGATGCAATGTACATCTTGTATTTTTCAAAGATGGATATTGAAGTATCCAACTTAAATTCATCAGGCCCTGCAAAGACAAATGATTTAGGACCCTTACCAGAGCGTCCTTGCGGGTCCGCTGTGGGCAGTATCTCTTTTGCTGCCATAAGGGTATGGTAACAGGTATGAACCTTGCCGTAGCGCATCTTATACTCTTCACACAGGGCGATGCCATGATGCAGCAACCACTGCCAGTTACCTACAAAATCATTTGCCCAGATAGTACATGGGTGATTACGAAAAGCACCCTTCAAAGTAGCATAGGGAGTACCATCTGCTCTAGGAAGGGTGCCGAATCCATGACCCCACTTGAGAGAGCATACGATGGCAAGCATCTGACAGGTCTCTAGGGGCATTTTGACGATGTGTTTGTCAGGAAGCACTTGTGCGGACTTCCAAGGGTCAGGGTCAGTAACAAAGATGTTCATTCAGAGAAACTGCATCAAGTATTCTACACCCCATTTTAGTGTCTCAGGAGGGATATCGTCAATGTTTTCCTCCAATGTTTTCATACCCTTAACAATCCTAGGGAGACCGCAGGCCTGTGCTGTTGCTTTGGAGATTTCCATAAACTCAGCATATGCTTCATCATCACCAAACTTTACCCCGCGAATATATAAATCCCTTGCTTCATGCATGAGTTTTTCTGTTTCTGGCGCAAAAGTGATAGTTTCTTCTTTCAGAGGAATTCTCATGCGTTTGATGCATCCCATGCTAAATTTCATAGCACGCCGAGTATCCTCAATTGAGAGTTTATATGAAGCATCATCTCTGTGTGCGTACTGAATAATTCCATTCGTACATTCCATCACACGAAGAACAGCGATTTTATCCAGTTCTTCCTCAGGAAGATTGCTATAGATTTGTTTCCAATCTTTCATGATAATAGTTTACTGAAACTGATAGCTAGAAGAAATCCTAGCATAATGACAATATCCCAAGACTTTGTTTTAGCAAAATATGGGATTGAAATAGTGTCAGCAATGACATTCATTACGACACCAGCAATAACATTAACGTGCAAAACAACGAAGTAGGCAGCGATAACTGTAATACTACCTACAATCCTCATTCTAGTGAGTGTTTTCATCCAACAAAGGTAGAATCGGGTTCTAGAGCAATGTAGTAAGTGAGATCATGATTCTTACTAGTAAAGCGAGAAAGCAGTTTCTGAGATACTACAACTTCATATGTACCAGGTAGAACTTTGATGTTCTCTACCTTGAAGTTGAAAGAAAACTCAGCATCAGTCTCACCAACAACAATTGCAAAGTCATTGGAAGTGTCGTTCTTCTTATCACGGACGACTAGTTTGACAACACCATTCTCACCAACAGCAGACAGATCAGGCAATTGATAGACAGCAGATGCTTTCAGCAGTTTCTCTAGTTGATCAGTACTGAGCTGAAAGCAAACATCTTCACTAGGAAGTTCAATTGCTTTCTCAGGAGGGGTCACAATGACATTAGGATCTGAGAAGAAGTAGTTAGAACGCATTGCACCCTCACGGATAACAACATAACCACTATTAGTAAAATCAAGTTCAGGACTTTGATGAAGGCTCAAACCATTAAGAAATTGGTTCAAATCGTAAATACCAAAATCCCGAGAGAACTCTTCAGTAACAGTTGCTTCTGCAAGGATATTCTTCATTACACTAATAGTGCGAAGTTTGCTACCCTCTTTGAACAGAATAGATTGATTGATGGAAGAGAAGTTCTTCAGGACAGAAATAGTTTTATCAGAAAGTTTCATAGGGTTACGGATTTTCATCACTGAGGGTAGGTTTCACGTTGTGCATTTTTGTCGTTGAAATGCATCAGAAGAACAGCATAGTGCAGAATCTTCATAATGTCACGACGTGCAGTGCCTTTCTTATCATAGCGAGAGGCATACTTGAGGATATTACTGCGGCAGAAAGATTCTCCATCACCACAAGCTTCAATCAAATCAAGCGTTTGAATTTTATCATCACCAGCAGAGTAGTGCTGATTATATGTTGCAGAAATGTAATCTGTCAATTCTTTGAGAATGCGATCCTCACTATACTTAAATCGATTACGGTCTTTGTCAGTAGTCATATTAGAGTTGAAAGTAATTGTATCCGATCCAGTGGGAATAGTAATCTTAAAATTTTGTGATATGGTATCTTGACCCGTAAGCGAATTGTCAATCAAACCAATTCCATCATCTTCCCAATATTCTTGATTAATTATTCCATTCACAGAATAACCATCAAGTTTTATATCTATCTTATCTTCCGAATAATGTGTGGAGTTTTTCGTCATGTTCAATTCATCAAATAATAAAGACCAGGAGTTAATCATATTCTATCAAGAGAAGTTGTGATCGTCAAGACACTGCTTCTGTTGATCTTCGGAAGGCATCACGAAGTCAACATCAACCTTGTCATAGAGTTCAAGGAATGCCTGCTTAGTCTCATCATCAAAACGATTCACACAAACCTGAATTGCTTTTGCCTTGTCTCCGAAGATGCTGTATGCCTTCACAATGTGGACCAGACGACGGGTGCTGATGATCTCCTCAATACCACCATCATAAAAAGTCTTGCGGATGATATCAGCCCAATCAGCAAGACGCTTACAGAAATCTGCATCATCACAGATCTTACCAAGAATCTTTTGTTCGGTTGCAGTTGTGGGGTACTCCTGCTCAAAGGTCACAGGGAATCGTTCAAGGAATGCTTCGTTGAGCACGTTAGTTCCAATGAACCGTCCGTCGTCGGAACCTTTACCTTTAGTATTTGCGGTTGCGAATACTTGGAAACCTTCTGCGGGCGCAACCCATTTGCCAATCTTCTTGAGGAAAACTCCCTTTCCTTCAAGAATAGATTGAAGACAGAGGATTTTGTTGCTTGCGAGGTCGATCTCGTCAAGGAGCAGCACAGCACCCCGTTGCAGGGCTTCAATGACGGGTCCGTTGTGCCAAACGGTTTCTCCACCAACAAGACGGAAACCGCCAATAAGATCATCTTCATCAGTCTCTACAGTGATGTTGACTCGGATGAGTTCCCGACCGAGTTGGGCGCACGCTTGCTCAACAGAGAACGTTTTACCATTGCCCGAAAGACCCGTGATGAACGTAGGGTAAAATAGACGGGATTGAATAATTTTCTTAATATCACCAAAGTTGCCAAACTTGACGAAGGAATCATCTTTTTGAGGAATAAGGTTTTGTTCGATTGCAGGCAGTGCTGCAGGTCCATTATAAGTCGTTTCCAGTTCTTCCACAGTCTCCTTTGTTACTTCCAGATTCCACTTACCGCGACCAACTTTGAAGTCAGTCAGTTTGTTGGTGATAGTCTGATAGTTAAGATCATTCATGTTGCAGAAAGCCTTGATCTCAGCGGAAGTCACAGACTCACCGTAAGAATCGCGGAGACATTCGATGATGCTTTCTTTGGAGAGACCCATTGGTTGGTTTGTTTGAACTGAAGTTATTATAGAACAGAATGGGGCAGAGTCAGGGACAGAGTATTCACTTCTCGGATTGTCCATACTTGTATCGCATGGCTTGAAGTAAATATGCCTGACCTAAAGACCTAGGACCCTCCTGAAGGATTTTAATTACCTTAGGGTCCTTTTCCGATGCGATGGCAATTTCTTTCCAGTTTTCTTTTGTCATGCCACTAGAGAGATAAATTCGCCAAGAACTTTCTTATTTAGTTTCTTAGTTTTCAAACTCTTGACAAATGCAGATTTAATTTTTGCCTTTGTTGCACCATCATCAACATCAAACTCAGCATCTTGAGCAAGTGCTGTCGAAGAAAGTCCAAAGTATGCATCATAACCAGATGACTTGATACAGAAAGTTTTCGATTTTTTCCAATCATTCTGAACCATATCCCTCTCTTTATAATGAGTGCAATGCATACGAATAAATGAGTTTGCATCGCGAGAAGAAATGACACGAATACCAATAAAGTTTACTTGAGGAAAATTATCCTTCAGATTATTCAAAAGAATATCAGTAAATTCGTGCCAAAGATATCCAACCCTATAAGTTGTTCCCAACTTACGGTCCCTAATAAATGTCGTGTCGGGGGGGAGACGGCGAACGCCAATGTAAGGCTCTTTATGAGGATTATCAGGTTTAATTTCAACATGGCGAGCAAGATGGTTTGCCTCACCATCAGTCAAAATAATACACTGAACTTTTTGAAGTTTATTTTCCTTTTGGAACTTAGGAAGAATTTGGTGAAGTGCTATCAGAGTCTCATTTAGCGGAGTTCCAGAAAGAGACAACTGATCAGCAATAGTATAACCAGTTCCCCAACTAGAAGAATAATATTTTGCAATTCGCCAAATATTAATCATCTGCTCTTCCAATTCTCGAACAGAAGTCTTACTGGTAAGGATGTTCATCAAGGTAAATTCATCACTGACCCTCAAAAGACCTTCTTTCTTTTCATAGTGAGGCCTAAGATTTGCCGGTATGTACCGTTCTTTATCATAATCATAAGTAGAACGATTCCATTCACAAGTAAAAGCATATACATCAAATGGAATATTTGATTTTTTACAAAACCAAATCAAATTATAAAGTTGCTTGACAGTATCCAAAAGAACATTAGACATTGAACCTGACCAGTCAAGAATAAACACAAGACCATGATTCTTTCCATCAGGAATCACAGAAACTTTTTTGAACAAGTCTTCATTGTACTTATAAGTATGCAGTTTAGAAGTATCCAGAACACCTGTACGGGCAGTAGTGGCACGGGCATAAGAGTCTGCTGCTTTCTTACACTCAAACTCCTTAACCAGATAATTGACCTCTTTCTGAGCAGAACGTTTGAACTTCACAAACTCTTGATCTGCTGTCTGAAAAATATTATGCTCAAATCTTTCTTCTTGATATTTAAAGTTCTTAGTAATGGCACGATGAACATCACTATTCTTGGCTATTACTGTTTCAAGATTAAGTTTAGGAAGTTCAAGATAAGTATTATCAATACCAATCATAGAAGCAAGTTCCTTGAGTTTTTCTTCAAGTTTAGATACGGTACTAACTTCTGGTTCATCATCAGAAGAGCCAGTATCGCTGGGTTGTTCTTTTGATTGCTTGGGTTCAGATTGAGATTGTTCAGATTGCTCACCACCACCTTCAGAAGTTTGAGATTCTACCTGGGGTTGTTGTTGCTGAGCATCAGATCCACCACCTTGCTGTTGAGCAGGCATCTCAATATCATCAACCTTTTCTTCCTTTTCTTTCTTACAGAACTTGTAAAGTTCTTCTGCAGCAACCGCAACATCACCAAAAGTCTCACACTCAGAAATCATGTCAATAATTTCCTGCTCTTCCTCAGTAAATTGAATATCAATATAGTTTCCAATCTTGAACCAAAGATTTGCACGATCGGCAAGATTCATTTTAGAAACATCTTCTCCTTCCAAAGAGAAAAAATCTTCTTCAGCAAGTTCTTTATACCCACCATAGAAAGACTTTGCAAGTCCCATATACTTGCGCTTCATTAGTTTTTCAATACGTGCATCCTCAACAATGTTGATGTAGGTGTGAGGAACGCTCTTTGGAGGATCTTCATTGGGAGTGAACAACGCATGTCCAACCTCATGGCCAACCAACATGTCATACACAACATTACTTGCCTCATCCCATTGAGGCAAAGTCAGAACGCGAGTTTGAACATTAAATTGAGCAGTTTCAACACAACGATGCTCAACAACCAAATCCTCAGTAGCAAGCAATTTGGCAAGTTGGGATTTGATTTCTTGTTTGACTGCCATGTGGTTTGTTTCGTATGTGGCCATAATACGACGAAAGGTCGCCCTGAGGACGACCCATGTGACGCTTTTTGAACTGACGGAGTGCTTCTCGCCGTGCTCGCATTGCTTGTGGTTTTAGTTTTCGTTTTTTTTCTTTCTTAGAATGGTGCTTCCAATTTGGGACTTGCATTGCTCTTTGATGGTTCAAGCCACCATATGGGAAAATCCTTTTACTTTCTCAAATTTTATGACACTATCGAATCTGTCATCCATACCAGTTTTGTGGGATATAACAAAAATATTAGCATCTTTAACAACATACTTGATAATTTTAAGAAACTCTTCTGTTCCCAATCCATCAAGTGAACTATCAAAGACCTCATCCATAATGAGTAGATTTGTATTGACAGAGTTCTTCATTCTTGCTACCTCTCTCCAAGTAAACAAGAGTGCTAGATCAATCCTCATCTTTTCTCCTTCACTGAAAGAAGAGTATGAAAAATTATCATGAATAGGGGACTGGACGGTTTCGTTGAATTCCTCATCAAGTGTGAAGTTAATGTAAAAGTCCATCATTTGAAGATAACGATTGACTTGCTGATTTATCAGCGGTAGATACTTCTTAATGATTTTGGATTTGACTCCACCGTCTTTAAGCAGACTATACGAAAAATCGTAGTAGTTAATTGTGTCCTTACGTTGAGCGAGTTCGTCGTATGTAGTTTTTAGGTTTTCGTTAAAAGAAGCTAACTTTTCATGTTCAATATTTCTATTTGCAAGTTGTTCGGTAGTTCTTTGAATTTCCGATTCCAAATCTCTGATTTGTCGTTGACATCCAGAGATCTGAGTATTGTTCTTAGAAATGCCATGAGTTAAAGAAGTAATCTCCTTACTTAAGGATAAAAATTGACGCTCTCGCTCTTCCTCCTTATTAATTGCCTCCTCCAGTTCTTTATAACCAGATTGCAACTCCTTTGCTTTATTTTGAGCGTCGTTAATTTTATTTATCCTAAAGTCTTCTTCAATAGACTGTGTGCAGGTGGGGCAGACCGTATTCTCTGTGAAAAATTTATGTTCCTTAGTAATAGTTGATACTTTGTTAGAAATCTTACCCTTGAGATTACCAAGTGTGCGAAGTTTTTCAGTGGCACCAGTATATGAATTCAATACTTTATTAAAATCGTCAATCTCTTCTACAATTTTAATATTCTCATGCATCAGATCATTCTCTTCATTTAGAAGATCTTGAATCTTGGTTTCTTTTTGTTTGATATTTTCCTTTCCACGACTTTCAAGCTCATCCATAAAGTTCTCTTGCATTTGAACTTTATCAATCAAAGATTCTTTCTTAAGAGTCAGAACTTTAATCTCATCTTTTATGGAACGAATCTTTTCTTTCATCAAACTATTCATTGAAGAGAAGATACGAATATCAAGAAGATCTTCAATAACATCACGACGATTAGCAGCAGACAATTGCATAAAAGGAACAAATGTGCTGCTACCCAGAATCACAATCTGAGTAAAGGACTTATAGTTCATCTTCAGAACATTTTGCTCAAACCATTTTTGCTGGTCAATAGCAGAAGCTGATTGATCTAAAGAAGATTCATTTCTCCAAATTTGAAATACTGTAGGTTTAATTCCTCTGACAATTTTCCACTTAATTTTTCCTATGGAAAATTCAACTTCAACAACACAATCTTTTTCATTTACACTATTGATAAGTTGTGGTTTATTAATCTTACGAAAAGGTTTCCCAAAAAGAGCAAACGTGAGGGCATCAAGAACTGTACTTTTACCAGCACCATTTGAACCTACAATCAGATTGGTTTTATTTTCAACAAAATTAATTTCAGTAAATTGATTTCCAGTAGAAAGAAAATTTTTCCAACGAACTTTTTCAAATAAAATCATGTTCAATTTCAGGTGGAATTACAATGTCATTTTTTGTGATTATGGTATACAAATACCCATGAAGTTCACAAGCTTTTATCATAATATCATCATCAATCTCAAGAATATGCATATCGTCACATCCAGATTCTTCTAGCATCATGGCATATCTTGTTGCATCATCTTCTTCTTCAAACAAATAAAGAATTTGTTCACCCTCACTATTAGATACTGAATATGCACCGTCAGTCTCTTTACCGTCTAAAGTAAGAATAAACATATTAGATTAACTCGCACGCTTCTTGGTATACCTCTTGCATCATTTTTTGAATGATAGATTTGTCAAGAGATATTTCCGCTTCTTCAATATATCTATTCAGGATTGAAAGAGTATCTTCCGATTCAAATGGTTGAAAATCTTCTGATTCTTGAATTTGAAAATTCTCTACAATTTTAAGTTCATGGATGTTAGAAGCATACAACTTATCAATAAACTTCTCAAACTTTTTGATGTCAGTTTTTTTACGAACAATGACTCTGACAATTTTATTTTCATACTCTCTGGAGTCAAAAGTCTGATAATCAGTATCTTCGTAGTAGATATTATAGAATAGCCTATATGGATTATCTACTGGAGTATGTTCAAGAGTCTCTGTATTAAAGATGGTGAATCCTCTCCGATCACCAACATCCGACCAGAACATTTCGTATGGATTTCCCAAGTAGAAGATCCGTCCATCATCCGATCGAGTGTGGTAGTGACCGCTGAAGACCTTGGTGAACTTTGAATATAACTCGCTCGTATGACCATGATCCATGATGATCTGCTTATTAACTCTAAATCCTTGGAGCTCAAGGTGCCCCATCGCGCAGTGGCAATCTGAATTTTGAATAAATCTGAAAGTATTTTCCTCATTTTCATTATTGATCCAGGGAATGAATAGTATATCTAGTCCACCAATCGTAACTTCTGATGCAGCATCATAAACATATACATTATCATACTCCCGAAGAAGAAGGTCTACTGCATTTACCTTATTAGTATTCTTATAGTATGCAGTATGATTACCCACAATAGTATGGACTGTGATACCCATATCTTTTAGGCGATCATAATAGTTATCCTTTGCCCATGCGAGTGCAGAGAAGTCAATACCCTTTCGACTATCAAAAGTATCTCCCATATCAATCACAGTGGTGATGCCTTCTTTCTCAAGGTATGGGAAGAAAACATTATTGTAGAACTCTAAGAAATAGTCATGAAAAATCTTAGAGTTCTTACGACACCCAAAGTGTTGATCAGTAATGATTGCGACTTTCATCAATTACGAAGTTTGGAATGCACGGCATCTTTGATGCTATTATAGTCGGAATAGTTTGATCCGTCAAGAGTATTGCTGTCATTGAATACCTCAGAATATCCTGTCTTCTCAAGAATTTTATTTTTAATTTCTAATTGACGCTTCTCTTTTTGGATCCTGCGGAGAAACGCATAATGAATGATCTGCGTAAAGTAAGCAAAAGGATTTTGGGATTTCTCAGGATTAAAATTATGAATGTACTGAACGCAATTTTCGATTCCATCAGAGATCATGTCCTCCTTAAACATGTAGTTCACAAAGTTGGGCTTGAAGGACAAGTGATTTGCGATCTTCAAGAAACACTCACCAATATAGCGTGGAATTGGTGGTTTTGTATCCCATCTTGAAGCTCTATCATCTTTTGTAGGTTCTCTACCATATTTTTTAATAAACGCAATCTCAACTTCTTCGCGATACTTAGTTATAGCCGCAAGGAATTCTTTATTGTTGACATAATGCTCGGACCTTTTTCTTTTGGCCATAACTGCTGTTGAAATCATAAGTTATTATCATAATTATGTATAGATTATACCATTTAAATCTATACTTGACAAGTACTCAACTTCTTAGTAGAATGACTCTGTTAGGGTTGAAGAGAAAGTTTAGCTACTCTTAAATATCTTCTCTAAGATTTCTTTAGCATCATTGACATTAGAAATATATCCCATTTTTCTATCTAATTTAGACTGATTGTTTTTTTCTTTATCAGTTTGTCTAGTAAAATTTTGATGTAACATAATCATTTCAAGATCTGATGACTCATTCATAATTAATATGTCATTGATGTTAACTACGAACATATCATCAGTTGTTGTTTTTAACCAAGGTTCTATAGAGTAACCAACAACACCTGCTCTATTTTTAATTTGAGAAACAACAATGGGATTTGACACTATAATCATAGTATCATGTTCTTCTTCAGAAGCAGCTATTTTTGCAAATATCTCTTCACCATTTTTTAGTTTTATTGTTGCATAAAAATCATCTTCTATCATTTGATTTTAACTGTATAGTGACTATTTCATAATTAAACTTTTCTTCATTGTAGATTTTAATACGTTCTATAAAATGATTTAAAGTATAATTTCGTCTTGATTTAGTTGAACAATCGTCAGAAATGTCATAGAGGACTGCTTTAGTTTTATCTTTTCCTTTTCTAAGTACTCTTCCAATTGATTGTAAATTTCTAACTCTTGACTTACTGGGTGAAGCAAAGATAACGTTATGGAGCTTCTTAATATTAATACCTGTAGAAAAAGTTCCATAAGAGGCAACAATGATTGCGTTGTTTTCTCTTTCTGTAATTTCTCTAACTAATTCTCTTTCTTCAGCATCTACTCCGCCATGTACAAAAAATACTTTATGGTCATCTCGCTTGTTATTATTTATCTTTTCATAGAGTATTGCTCCATGTGCTTCGACACGACTAAAAAGAACAAGTGTGTTACCTTTAAGATCTAATGTAAGATTTGTAATAAATTTGTTTCTTTGTTCGTGTGAAATAAGATATTCAATCTCATCATTATATGTTTCAAATGTTTGTGGTGCATGTTTGAGAACAAGACACTGAATATCAAGTTGTGACAAGTGTCCCTGCCTCATCAACTCATCAGTTCTTGTCACTTTATATGATGGTCCAAAGAGGCCCTCAAGTACCCACTTATGAGTTTGTGTCCCATCTAATGTTCCAGTAAAACCAAATCTGTACTTAGCATGATGAAGTTTAGTCATAATCTGAATTAATGATTTAGACTTGAATAAATGTGCTTCATCACCTATAATTACACCATAGTCTTCAAAAAAAGAACGTTCTAGTTTATATACAGACTGCCAAGTAGTGATAGTCACTGGAGCATTATTACTTTTTTCACGACCAGAATATATACGATGACAATATGACTCAGCGTCCCAACCATAATCAAGAAAATCTTTATACATCTGTTCTACAAGAGATGTCGTCGGAACAACTAAGAGAATTTTTTGTCCTTTGTCAACGTAGTATCTTACGAGAGAATAGATCATCAACGATTTGCCAGAAGCAGTGGGAGATATCAATAGTTTTCTATTATGCTTTAGGGCACCATATACTCCCTCAATTTGATACTTCCTGGGAGTATGGGCACAAATGGAATGCATATAATCCTTGACACCCTCCATAGAGATTAAATCATTCTCTTCATAAGGAGTGCCATAAAACTTATTATCTTCAAACTTATAAGTATATCCGTATTGCTTACAGAAATTGACAATCTTATCTAACAAGCCAACATAAATTTGCTTGGAACGCATATCGTAGAGATGAATCTCTCCGTTCCAGTTTCTACCACGGTACTGTGGCATAAATTTTGCATTAGGAACCTCAAACTTAAAGTGATCTCTAAGTTCGTATTCAATATGAGGTTCAGTATTAATCTTTAAAAATACTTCGTTGGATTTTGATATAACAAGATTTGCACTAGTGTCAATCACATAGATCCATTCATCTACGAATATTTATTACATATTAGTAAACCTATGTTCAAGAACAATTCTATAGAAATGATCTCGCATAGCAAGTAAATCTTCCTGCTCTACAGGATCTCCACCAGACCATTTTTCACATGCCTGAGTAAGTCCCGTATGAATAACACGGACTGCTTCTATTGGTAGTTCTAAATGATAATAATCTTGTTCTTCCATAGATTAATTTACCTCTATGTATTTACTGTGTGGAGTCAAATTTGTGTTCTAATATTAATCGGTACAACCAATTTTTTAAGTAAGCCAAATGTTCTTGCTCCATTGGATGTCTTGCTGGGTATCCCTCCCAGGTTTCTATTCTTTTACACACACATTGATACAAAAGATGAATGTCTTCTATATCTAAATCTAAATTATATGATGGTGTGTTTTCGTCCATTACCCTAAACCTGAATTGAACCTCATAAATTCAATTGCATTTTTAATTTGATATGTTCGATTTGAAATTTGTTTCAAAATGCTTTCGATATAAACTAACATTGTATCATAATAATCAATTTTTAAACATACACTAGAAAGTTTTTCGTCAGCATCAAGATACTTTTGCATTGTATCCTTGTCTCTAATTTTCTTAGGAAAGGGGTTATCTATGTAAACATCTGGATCAGCCTTTCCACTAAAATACTCATAACGTTCGTGGCGAATATTTTTTCTTTGCTGCTCTGCTTTTTTTCTTAAAAGAAATATGGTATTATAAGTTTCAAAATACTTTGCATGGAGACCGGGAATATTTGTAGATTCTGTATGGAGATTATCCATGTCAATTTTTGAATCTTTTTCCCACATCTCTTGAAGTTTATCAAGATCGATCATAAATCTTTTCCACTCATATCTTGTATATTGTAGATAGTATACTTGAAACTTACATCTGCTGTAAAGTACTGAATATCCGTATCAGTAGCATCAAAATTTACTGTAGACAGCGAATATGGAAATACCTCTTTAAAATTTACTTGAAATTTTGAAATCAAGTTGCTATTTAATATCTGTAATGTAGCATCAGAGTATATGTTTTGTCTATCCTTTACATATCGACCTTTTATTGTTGATTGTGCTTCTAGGTCTCTAAATTGTTTAACATCTTCTGGATATCCAAGACCTCTTATCCAGTTTTGAATTTCCATATAATTTCCAAGATCCTCATCAACAAGGAATCTTAAGTTCAAATCTCCAAATTGAATTTTATCACCAGGAACGTCTATATCTTTAAAATAAGTGGGTTGAATTGCAATCCCCAAAGTAATATCTGGAATGTTAGCTTGATTGCAAAAAAATGCAACCTTTGGACTTCTGTCCAAAACAAACTTAAATCCTGTTGGAGATAAAAAATTTCTATTGCTTATAGCAGATGATCTTGCCATCGTTTTTTAAGTATTTAGTCAAAACTAGTTGATTTTAATGAATCCATAAAAGATTCTCTCATTTTTTTAAATCTTGCCATGTCATCAAGTCTCTCAAGTGGATGACATCTATAACAATCTCTATATATTTCTTCTCCACGTAACCATCCAATGGGTGGAAGTGGATGTGGTACTTTTCTTATTACTGGGTTTACTTGAGAAGTTGTTGTTCTGAAGTTCATTGCTCCATTCTCTGACCACCAGTCATGCTTTACCCAAGGAACCCATACTCTATATTCAACATATTCTAATTGAGATGGAGGAATTACCGGAAGAGGTAATGCGAATTCCATTGGTGGACTGTGTGTATAAACGGGTGGGATATATTCCATGTTTATTCAATCCAAAGGAAAAAAAAGGGAGACCCGAAGGTCTCCCGTAGAAGTATGTGAACCAAATAGATCACATGAGGTTCTTAACTTGAACTCTTCTGTAGTAACGGTTTGCGTTGAGTTTGAGATCTCCGCTAACAGCGTCTGAACCACCAGTCGCAGCGAATGGGTTGGCAACAAGACCGTAGCGGGTCTTAAAGCCGATCTTAGGCTGGAAGGTGTTCTCGCCAACGGCACGAACCATCTGGAGAGGTACGTATGGGCAATAGAACAGACCTGCGTCATAAGGTGAAGAACCCTTATAACCAACAACGTAGTACTGTTGAGCACCAGAGTTTGCAGAATAAGGATCGATGTATACACGATACTTACCTTGGAGAACACCAGCGAAGGTGTTACCAGTGTCATCAACGTTAAGGTTAGCGTTGAGTGCTGGGGTGTAATCGAGAACACCAGCCATGGTCAGTGCAGAAGCAACGTCTGCAGAGCACATGATGATGTTGCCCTTTCCTCTACGAGTGCGCTGTGCAATTGCGTTAGCGTCACGCTCGATTTGGAATAGAAGACCCTTGAACTTCTCAACAGACCAGCGACCGTTGGAGTCAACGTCGAGGTCGAAGACGCCAGCGTTAGCAACGTTAGTTGCAGCACCTTGCTCAGCAGTCTTATAGATGGTTCTGATGACTTCGCGGTTGATTTCAGCAAGAATTTCGCTAGAAAGAATGTTAGCGAGTTCTGCTTCAGCATTCAGACCGTGAATTGCCTTCAGATCCTGTGCAAGCTCAAGGCTGTATTCTGCCTTCAGTGCTCTGGACTTAGCAGTTACGGTGACCTTCTCGATCGAGAATGCCATCTGGTTGAAGTTACCATTGCCATCACCCAGATCTTCTGCCAGGTTGGTGGCCATGCCTTGACCAACACTGTATTTCTCAGAACTAATTCCAGTACCACCAGGAATTGGGTTGAGAAGACCAGGGTTGGATCCTTGCTGGGTGCCAGTGCTACCCATACCAACACCGAACTCAGTACCAGTACCGTTACCGGCGGTAGAGGTGCCAGAGAATGCGGTATCTGCTTCGTCGAATAGTGCTTCCGTACCACCCTGTGAGGTGTAACGGGAGCGCATTGCGAAGATGAGTCCAGTAGGACCAGACATTGGTTGGACGCCTGCGAGGTCATATGCGACCAGGTTAGGCATTGAACGACGGATCAGGGAGATCAATACTGGGTCGAAACCTGCAGTATTAGCACCACCTGAACCAGAGAATCCACCTGCACCAGATGAGTTAGCAGGTGCTTCGGTCAGGAATGAACCTGACTCGGAGAAAGCAGTTTGCTCTCTTTGAAATTTTTCTTGGTTTTCTAGCAGGACAGCGGTTACAGCTCTACGATGCGAATCTTTGATTGCGTCACCGTGGTCAAGAAGAGGTGCCCACTTTTCCTGCAATTGCTCTGATTGGAACATTTGCGGTTACCTTTAAAGTGTATGTTTTTGTGTTTGAATTATATTAAATTCAATTATTTGCTAAATTTTGAAAGCGTATTCAGATAGTGTGCCATTGATCCAGAAATATCTGCACCAGTGTCTACACCCTCGGAAAGAGTTTCGGACTTAGCAGATGAAGCTGCTGATTTGGTAGAGAAATACGATTCTCTCAGCATCTCCAGTTTTTCACGATATTTTTCTTCACTTTCAAACTCAACACTTTCAGCAAGTGAAGCAAGCTTATCTTTCTGGGTGGACGCAAGTCCTTCAGAAACTTGATCAAAGATTCCTTCCGCAACCGACTCTGCGAGTCTGGAGTTTAGGGAAACGTTTTTCTCGATCTGCTCGTTGAGTTTTGTCTCCATTTCATCAAGTTTTTCTACCATGCTCTCAAGCACATCATATTTGTCTTCAGGGATTGTTACATAATGTTCTTCAAAAAGACCCTTCATTCCAGAAAGGAATGATTCGGTCATTTCAGTTTTAAGACCTGCTTCAACAGCAAGTTGGTTTTCAGTAAACCACTCTTCAGAAACGTATTCGAGATATGCATCAACACGCTCACCTAGAGCAGTCTTGATTTCTTCTACCTCTTCTACGAGTTTCTCTTCGTAGTTTGCTTTGATTTCTTCCTTGATAGCAGAAACCTTAGAAGCAATTGCTGCTTCGAAGATAGTTTTTGCTTTTTCTTGGAATTCTTCGGAGAGTTCCTCTCCTTGAAGAAGTGCATTTACATCTTCTTCAAGATCTAGTTCGGTGTATTCGGGAGCTTCTGCTACTACTTCTTCTTCAGCAGTTTCTTCTTCAGAAACCACTTCTTCTTCGGTAGTTTCTGCTTCAGCAACTACTTCCTCTTCGGTAGCTTCGTCTTCTGCAATTACTTCTTCGTCAGAAAGATCTTCTTCTTCCTTTACGCCTTTCATTGCATCAGCTTTACCTGCACCCTTATTAACTACATCACTTACTTGCTTAAGTGAACCGCCTGGAGTGCTCAGCTTTGCTGAATCATCATCGGGCTTGTAGTTGTCTGGAGTAGGACCACCAAGATCCTCAACGCTTGCTAACTGGGTGCCAGGATCTGCCAGTTTTGGCATAGGATCACCAGCTTTTGCTCCAGCATTAACAGCGGTGCGGGATTGCTTTGTGCCTGCTTCCATTTCGTGTAAATCGTTACCACTAGACATTGGACTCTCCGGATTAATCTCTATTTTAATCTATATTTATTTATAAATTTATAAATTTGCTAGAAAATCATTAAATAGGTTAAGTTTATGTTCTTCTAGCACTTTTTGATCAACTAAAGTGTTAATTGTTTGTTTTGTTTTCTCTGCGTATCTTTCGCGAAGGATGCTACCTTCCCAAACCCACTCTTTTCCTTCCATGATACCTTCAACAAATGCATCGGGTGCGGAAGGATCAGCGACGATATCAGCAGCAGTTGCTAACATAAAATCATCACCAACCACATTGAAACCTTCACGGGTTGGTTTTAATGAACCAATACCACGAGAAGAAACGCCAAGTTTTACACCTTCACTAATAAGAGATTCTGCAATCTTACCCATTGGGGTGTTTAGAATCTTTGCCTTACCAATAAAGTTAGAACCACTCTCTTTTAAAGAGACAATTTTGTGCGAAACTCGATCTAAATTGACAGTAGGACCATCTGGATGACCAAGTTCTCCAAGTGCTCTTCCAGTAACAACGTTGGATTCATTGTATCTTCCAACTTCACGACGAAGAGTTTCCATAGGATACATGCGACCATTGCGGTTCTTAATGTTTCCTTGGAGAAATACCCCTTCAATATAAAGTGATTTTTTTCCGTTTTTTTCTTCAGTAATAAAACTTACTGATTCGATTTCTTCTCTAATAAGTTTCATGATTGAATTACGTTATGGGGTTGTTGTTTACATCATGACGTTGATAAGTTCCAATCCCTACTGGGCTATTACTTTCATCATACCTTTGATAAGAAGCAGGAGTTCTTGTTCCTATCCCAGCAGGACTATTGTAAGTGTAGGCAATATAGTCAACATTAAAATCTTTACAAGTTACCGTTGACCAACCAGTTGTTCCACCAAGATATGAAGTTGATGCAGATCCTGGTTGAGGACTAACTTGGTTATTATTCTCATCGTGACGAATATAAGTCATTATTGGTATAATGAATAATAGTTATTTATTAAATCACTCTTCTTCTTGAGATTCATTATCAGAGAACATAGTAGATGCTACATTTGGTCTAGCAGCATCGACTTTTTCTGCAGATTTAGCAAAAAGAACGTCTTTAATTTTATCGCTGATATTTGACGGAGATTCATCCGCAATAATCATATCCAGTAGATCATCCATTCTTTAGATTCAATAAAGATACGCTAATATTTATATCTCTCCACCGGAAGGAATTTCCGGTGCTTCTGTTGCAGATGCATCAATTTCGGGTTCCATAACTGGAGCACCCAAATCTTCACCTCCACCAGAAATTGGTTGGCCAGTTGCAGGATCAACTTCCATTTGAGATGGGTCTGGAATTATTCCATTCTCAATTTCTTTTTTAATAAGCGCATCTTGCTCAATAATTTCAACATCAGTTTGACGGAGGATTTTTCTTCTTACATAATCTTGAGAATAATACTTACCAATATATGGTTCTGCTGTTTGAAGCATTGCCAATCTTTCGTTCAACAACTCTGATTCTTTGAGTTCTGAGAAATGATTATCATAAAGGAAGTCATATTGAATGTGCTCACTCATGACCTCCCAATCTTCTGGAGTAATAATATTTTTGAGAATGAGTTGAGTTTTAAGCATGTCATTAAACATGTTAGAAAATCTCTTTCTCAATCTAGAAACAAACTTAGTGAACTTAAGTTCGTCTCTCAGGATCTCAGAAGATCTCCCCAAGTTAAACCCACCTTCTCCATCCATTCTCGATGGTGGGACGTTAAGTGAACGATAGAGTTTCTTTTTAAAATACTCAATATCAGTGATTTCGCCCAAGTTTTGTCCGCCAGGCAGAGTGGAGATTTCGGTTCCTCTTCCGCCCTCACGCCTGGGAAGCCAGAAATCCTCAAGCATTGACATGTGTTTTTTGTCATCACGAATTTCTCCTGTATTTGCATCATAAACAAGTTTGTTACGATAACGCATCATAACGTCACGTAGATATTGTTCTGCTTTTACTTTTGGTAAATTGCCAACATCAATATAGAAAATTCTACGTTCTGGTGCTCTACTTAAACGATAGATGACCAGAGAGTCCTCAATCATACGAAGTTGATTAAGAGACTTAATTGCTTTGTGTAGATATGAAAGGGTATTTCCTTTATTTCTATCTACAAGACCAGATGTGCAATAGGTAATTGCATCCTTTGCAATTTTAATTCCTTGACTAGGCCCAGTTGAATTTAAACTTCCAGTTGGATACTGCGACTTTGGATTATAGAGATAATACTCTTCAAGTTCTGGAAAGTCATAATCCATAGGATTATCACTAGAAAATCTTCTACTCAGATTAATTCTATTATTATCCTCTTGACCTTTTTTCTTTTGGCGAACAAGACGCATTTTCATTGCGTCAATGTAGCGAAGATCTTGAATGCCTTCTTGTGGATTTTTTAAATCAATGACTTTATGATAATAAAGTCTCCCATCAATATACCAATTTCTATAGATTTCGTGAGCTTTTTTATCAAAATCTAATAAACTAAGAATATGCTTGAATTCTTGTCTGATTTTTTTCTTAATACCATCACTGGCATTAAGATTTGATAGTTCAATTTCTACTGGACTATCATTAGAATCCGAAACAATTGCTTCATTTACAATATCCTCGATGGCACTATCAACTTCTGGATGAAGTGCCATCTCACGATATCTTTTAATAAGTTCAAACTCAGTTCTATATACTCCCTCAATATCAACATAAGAGCCAAAAAAACCACTACTCATATAGTGGTCAACCCCGTCCTCATTATTAGGAGCGACGGGGGAAACAGCACTTGGAGATAGTGGTTCGGTGTCCTCTATTGAGAACCCAAATAACTTTGCCATGATTTATATTAGTTGATCTTTATCTTATTTATCACCCGTTAGGAGTTCCAGCTGAGACGATGTTAAACGACTGTACTTGGAATTCTACGGTAAATTCTTCAATGGCATCTGAAGAATCATATGAAAGATCAATTGCAGAAACGCTAGTTGGGAAAATATCAACAAACTCATATTCTGCAAGAACAGAATTTGCATTGCCATCATTACTAGTGCTTGAAGGTGTAGCACCTCTTCCCAATTGGAATACCTTAGCATTAACCATGTATGCATCAGGACTAGTTGCGCCAATGTTACTATCTAACTTAGCGATCAATTCGGACCATTGTTCAAAGGCCTTTCTTAATGCAAATCCTTCATCATTGATAACTGTTACTGTCCAGGTATCAATTGTTCTGTCTCCAGCAACTTTAAATGTTCTTCCTCTAAAAGGAACATCAATTGAGCCTATATTTTGTGCTGGTAAATTAGCCGCCTTACACATATATCTAAAGTTGTCAGCATCCCACCCAGTGACTCCAGCAGGTAGAGTTGCCATCTCTACCTCAAACAAATTGGGGCGTGCGCCGCCCCCAGCAAGTGCTGATTTAAATTGAGAAATAGTTTTGTTTTCTCTTGAAGTTGCCATTGTTAAATCCTCCTTTTGTTATTTAGATATTATTATCAAACTCTACCTGCTACTTCTTCAAAACTAATACCTGTGCGCGTTGCAACAAAGGTAAGAGTTACATAGTTGATAGACTTGGCAGGTTTCAGGAAGATATCAGCCCTGAATTCATTGTTATCAATAACATCTGGGGTATTGTTTGTGGTATCGCAAACAACCAAGAATCCAAAGAGACCTCTCTTCGATTGAACATCGCGAAGATATGGTTCGACGATGTTTCTGAAGTTTGCTCTTGTCAACTCATCATTAAGCTCAAAGAGTTGTGCTTCTGCTGCTTTTTGAAGTGCCTGTTCAATTGTAAGGAACAGACGGCGAACATTAATTCTATCGAATGCAGAAGCATAACCCAATGCAGTTTTGTCACCAAAGAGAAGTGTTCCAATTCCAGGTTGAGTAACAATAGAGTTAATTCTCTTTGGATATAGTTGGTCTCTTTGAGCCTTATTTGGATTATATGCAAGTTTGATTGCATTGTTAATAATGCCGCGCTGCTGACCTGCTGGCGAGAACCAAGGATAAGCAACAAGGTTTGTTCTACACATCAATCCAGCAACATCAGCATTTGTTGGAATATAGACAAACTTGTTATTAAATCTGTCATAGGTATATTTGTATCCACTATCAAATACGGCATAAGACGAAGAGGACAGTGAACTAAAGTACTTAATTAGATTTGTAGTTTGTGTAGTTGTATTTGTAACTCCTACTAGATCTGCTTTGTGTGGTCCAATTGTTGCAACACAATCTTTTCTCAATTCTGCAATAGAAATAAGATAATTTGCTTTTGCTTGAGAATCAAATGAATCGCTACAAGCAGGACCCATGATTAGGTAATCTACCTGAATCTCATCTTTATTGTCAAATAATCCATAGGATGTTATCAGATCACCCAATTCTGCCTTCATTCCACCAGCAGCGGAATAGTCAACACCACCTTTTAATTCATAGGTGTTATTTCCAATGGCATTATAAGTTACATCCTGAGCAGCTGATCCCCAAGCACCATCAGAAGTTGAAACGGGAGTAAAGGACGCTGATGCAACACCAGTATATGTGGTGAATCCAGTTGCTCTTGGAGTAGTTCCGTGATACGCATCGGCATTTTGACCAGGGTTTCCTCCAGCATATATCTGAGTGGAGAAATCTGCAATGTACTGCTTGTAGAAGGTCTTTTGTGGAGAATTTACAGAAGAAACTGCATCAAGTGCCTTTGATAGGCCTACATGCTTCTCAATAATTGTTCCTTGATTTCCTGTAACCGTTCCCAAATCATCAACGACAACAACGTGCATTGCATCATTGTAACCATTTCTATCAGTTACATACTGATTAGTTGTTGGTTTTGGTGCAATAGACTTCCAATATAGGGTTGAATTTGTTAACCCGAGAGTCTGTTGATCATACCAGTCAACCGCAGTTACTACTGTTTCAGATCCTTCAACTGTTCCCGATGAATTAATGAAACTTATGGTGTCTGTTGGCGAAACTGCTGCAAAATTTGTTCCTTCAGAATAGGAAATTTTTGTTTCTGTGCCAGCAGTTGAAACTCTTGATGTAATTTTAACATCAATTGTGCTGTTTCCGTTTGTCGTATCGGTGGTAACACCAGTGATAATTCCTTTAAGGTAACCACTAAATACGGAAGTTGTTCCTGCTCCAGGAAGGGTGATGCTAGTAAGACTTACCGTAACACCATAACCTACTGTTGCGCCAACACCAGCAAGACTTGTAGTTGTAATACCAATGGTTTGGTCTGCAATGTCGTCGATTGTACAAACTTTCAATCCGTTGCCCCAGCTTCCTGGGTTCTTTGCAGCGTATGTGAAGTTTGTTGCCTCTGAATGCTCATTCAGATAATCGTCATAGTTAAGTAGTTGGAGAGAATCTGTAGAAGCTGCTCCAACACCAGCGTTAGCGTTGTTTAGCGTGTCTCCAGAGGTTCTTACTACTTTTAGGACTCCTCCATAAGAAAGGAATGAAGCAGCACTCATCCAATATTCGTATTGAGCATCGGTTGTTTTTGGTTTTCCAAAAACGTTGATCAGATCTTGCTCTGTAGTGATGTCAATTGGATGGTCTACAGGTCCGATTGGGAATGGTCCAGCAATCGCACCTATGTTATCCAGTACATTATCAGCTCTTCCTACAGTTAAATCAACCTCCCTGACGAGTACGCCTGGAGATAATTGAGGAGTAGCCATGTTTTTCTCCTTGGTCTCAGTTTATCTACGAATTATTTAGAATTTTGACCATTTTCAGTGGGGAAACGTGGAGTGAACTCTACCAATCTGGGTATTCCCATATATTAGACGTACCTTTACTATTCCTTACTCGGTTGATCGTACATTCCTTACATTCATATGAATAGGATGATGCGACTGGTCCCCTATTTTTTCTAGTTCTATAAAATCCATCAATAAGATTTTTTTCTTGCCCACAAACTCTACAGATTCTATCTTGTAAAAGTAAATGTCCTAACTTTATCTGCTTATCTAATTCCACTATGAAAGATACTCCCACATAAAAGATCTATCTCCATATTCATCTGTATTATACCATCGGTCTCCATCCGAATCTACAAAACTAGCATCACCTAGTCCATCATCCATAAACCCAAATGGAGCCATGTCTTGTTCTATCTGATTTTTTTGCTCTTCATATAATTTTTTACGGACATCTTGGTCAGTCAACTCTTTAAAATAATCCATCTGGACTAACCAAGCATAGATTACTAGACACATTGCTAAGTCGTCATTGCAACCTTCCTCTGCCTCAAAAGAATTTCTTTTTGAAATAAATGTAGTCAATTCTGAGATAATTTCATAGTCGGTAAAAATTAATTTATCCTCTTCAATAAGAGTTTTGAGATTAAGTGATCCGACTTTTTTAACAGTCTTTGACATCTTGACACCAAGTTGGGTCTTCTTGCCAGAGAATCCTTGTCCAACAATTTGTCCTGCTCTACCTCTCATAGAACACATTAACAAGTTTTGATACTCCAAGTCATACTGAAGAATACTTGCAACTTGATCTCCAATATCATTTACTTCACATAGTATAAATGCTTTATTATAATTTTTTGCTACTTCATGTATAATGTTTGGAAATAGCATTGGCTTTATTTCATTATTTCTATACTTTGCAACAACTTTATGTGGAAAGGATGTAATATCAACAACGACAAAAGCAGAGTAGTCTTCACCAACTCCTCTAGCAACATCGACTGTAATTACATAATCATGATCTTCTTTCGATACTTCATATACATCTAATCCCGCATTTCTAGTTCTAGGATTATCATATATCATTGTACGAAGTTTGCTTGGAGCAATCAGTGTATCAACCGATCCTAAAAATTCACACTCAAACTCAACTTTGAACTGTGCTTCGGACGTGTTGGCAATAGTTTGTTCTTTCCACTTCGCATCTCTACCTGGAACTTCAGACCAGTGAACATCGGTTGGGATATATTCATTTTTACCCTTTTCTGCATCATGCCACATACGGTAGAAGTGATTCATACCATGTGGGGTGGATACGATAATTACTTTGGTGTTTTTACCAGAAGTAATAGTAGGATAAACAGATGCAAAGAACGAGTCAGCAACGTGATTTGGGACAAACGCGAACTCGTCGAG